AGGTTACTTCACCGTTTTTTCTCCATCCAATACCTTTTATATCATCTAAATTATTAACATCAATTTCAGATAACGATAATATATTTCTTAAAGCGTAAACTCCTTCATTTGTAAATACAAAATCAATAGAAGGCTCATCTTTTAATGTTTTATGAGGTAGTGCTTGAACATGAGAGCCTATATAACAAATAGGTATATTGACGTCTTTTTCTTTTAAATAAGTCGACAAATAAACCGACCCGCTCATATTCACTGTACCAGCATTAACATTTTGCCCATATACTACAAAGCAAATTAATCTAGGATTATCTTGCAATACTCGCTCATGAACCTGTTTAGCACTTAACTGCTCAGCGTTTGCGTCACATATACCAACTTTATAACCGATAGATCTACATGATTGTGCTAATAATAGCGACCAAGTCGGTGGCTCAATAGCTGCATACTTATTAGCAAGCTCCTGATATATAGCATTATTGTTTCCAGGTGATATAAATAAAACATCCATAGTAATTACATGTTATCTCTTCTAGATAAAATAACATTAGTTTTATTTATAGGCCAATATACACCATACTCAGGGTCGTCCCACGGAATAGAAATTTGATCCTCTACAGCAACATAATCGTTTGTAAGTTTATAGTGAAAAATACATTCATCTGATAAGCACACATGACCATTAACACACCCTGCAGGTATCAGCACTTGATGTCTATTTTTTTCATTGATATAAAAACTATTCCATGTTTTATATGTACTAGAATTCTTTCTTAAATCTAAAACAGCGAGATATATAGAACCTTTTAAGCATTGTACTAGTTTCCATGTCGTATTATCTCCGTGCATCCCTCGTAATACATTTTTTTGTGAAACAGAAACACTATCAACTACAAAACTTAATGGAGGAACATCTTTAGCAATATTTCCTCTAAAGACATCTATAGAAGAAAACATCATCTTATAATGCTTCGCACAAAAAGTCTCTACATTCTCTCCTCTATTATCATAATATGTTTGAGGTTGAACTAAGTATAAATCTTGTATAGTATCATCTCTTTGTGTGAAATTTAGAAGCTTTGAAGTATTACTCATATATTTAATAATTTATCTACTACTTTAAGTTTATCAAACTTTTCAAGATCATCTTCTGTATGCCAATACACCCTTTTAATAGTTCCTTTATTATCTACATCAAATTGTAAAACTTTTTTATTACACAATAAACCTTCAATAGAAGTACGCCCTAAAAATATACCAGAAACAATATCACATTGCTTATAATATTTTTCTATATTCCACGTAGGTTCATATGATACAAAATTTGGATGAACAGTACTATAATCGTTTCGACCTACGTGTATAACTTTAAAGTTTTGCTTTTCAGATAAATCTAACAAATATCTTAACGGTTTATATCTCAAGTAATCTAGACTACCCGGAAATAAAACTACCTTATCCTTAATACTCTTTTTCTTTTTACATTTCTGAGGGTTAAATCTAGTAAAATCAAATGGATTATATATTAATTTTATATTAGCGTTAGGTATTTTATTTTTTATAAAATCAACAATTGATGGTCTAATACCGACGTACAAGTCAATCTTAGAGTCATCTACAGGTTCTTCTAAATCAATAACTTCAGAGTGAATAATATTAATTAATTTATTTGTCTTAACACCTCTTAAGTACTCCCGTATAACTTTTCCATGAGAAAACAAAACTAAATCATACTTTTCTTTTAGAATTTCATCCTTATTAGGAAATTTTATATCATTAGTTCTATCTCGTAATGGTTTATCTACAAAAGGAGAAAAAATAGATACATCATGCCCGGAGTCTCTTAAAGCAGTTGAGAGTTCATAAAAATATATCTCAGAACCAGTATACTCTCTATAACTAAGACAACTTAATAATATGTTCACCTTAATTATTATAATTGTAAAGCATTGAAAGTCAAATAAATACTTACAGATATGGCTAAGAGAACTCGTGGTACTACGACCGCATCATCAAAAAAGACGTCTATGAACGGACGGTGTGTTAATAAGAAAACAAAAATTAATAAAACAGAGATCACCGATAGTATAGAAAAGAATACATTTCTTGATTTCTCTATACAACAAAAATATAACTTAACAGATGTTCATGATAGTTTCTTAGATGTTTGTTTTAAAGATAAATGTAAAATGGCTCTAATTGATGGTCCAGCTGGGTCTGCAAAAACGTATTTATCAGTCTATATCGCGCTTCAATTACTTCGCACACAGAAAATAGAAGAGATAGTATACATCCGTAGTATCGTAGAATCTGCATCAAAGAGTATGGGATCACTACCTGGTGAGGTTGAAGAAAAATTTCTACCATGGAGCCTTCCTCTATTAGAAAAGCTAAATGAGCTATTAGATAAGTCTACGATTAATACACTTATGTCAGAAAGCTTTATTAAGTGTCATCCTGTTAATTATACTAGAGGTTTAACTTTTAAAAATGCGTGTGTATTAGTTGATGAAGCACAAAATCTAACTCGACAGGAACTAACAACTATTTTAACTAGATTTGGTCATGAATCAAAATATATAGTTATTGGAGACTCTCAACAAAGTGACATTGGAAATAAATCTGGATTTAAATCAATATATGATGCATTTAATACAGACGAGTCTATAGACTTCGGCATAAATGTATTTACATTTACAGAGCTTGAAATTGTTAGATCGGAGATACTAAAATATATTGTAAAAATATTACAAAGATCAAAGATGGAAGGATAATGCTTTGCGCATCCGTTCAAACAGCGTTCGTTTATTTTGACCAGATTCAACTAAACGCGAATATTCTAATTTAAAGGCTTCTACAAACTCTGGAGATAAATCAAACTTACGAGGATAAAAAGATCTAACTCTTCTCACCATATATCGTTCGCATAATTCATCATATTCACTCATCTATAATTATTTAATCTAGTCTTTCTTTTATCTTCAGCGATTTTACGTTCCATCTCCTTTTTAATGAGGGAATTTTCTTCAGGATCAACATCTTTCCATACTTCTTGAAACTTCTTCATTTCCTCTAAAGTTTCTTCATCTAAAATATTACCAGTTTCGTGCGCGTCACCTTCTGCGTCAATATATAACTTTAATAATTGTATACGTTCATTTCTATTACCAAAAACCTCTATAATAGCTGGTTTATCGTCTGTAATAAAAAACGTAGTCTTTGGATTGTTCTCATGTTCTCTATGTACTGCTTTAAATATATTGTCTATTGATTCTATAATCTCTGCGTCGGTATCTCTCAAATCATCTTCCTCTATTGCAACAGGAGATACTTTGGTAATAGGTGTAAAGAATATAATATCTAAATTACGAAAACTCTCTCGTACTAAGGGTATACACTTAGAGACAAACTTTTCATCAATGTCATTATCTGGTTGCTGCTCGGCCCATATACTATATACTAAATTATCTAATGGACATCTATCAAAGATAACATTTTGACCAGTTCTGTACTTCTGTTGCTCCTCAATCATAAAATTGAGAATATCCCATTGAGTCTTTTTATTAGTCTTCGAAGAATGATCGAGATTATTCTCTTTAATAATATCTCTATAAGTCTTTTTTGGAGTCTTGTAACTCGGCCATTGATCTAAGAAATCTTTTATTAAAGTTGTTTTACCTTGACAGGCAGTACCACTAATTGCAATCCTCATGTTATTTAATATTTATTACTTCAGACTTTTAATGCCATATCCCACACTAGTAAATGAAGTCTAGGACTAAAATTGAAATTATATTTTTTAGCTAATTCAGCAACCATAGGAGCCTTTTCTATATGTTCCTCTCTACTACCACAACAAGGCATTAACCAAACCTGCCCAGTTGGTATATCAAACGGTACAATAAACTTACCGAAGACTTCATCTATATCTGACTCTTTATCAATAACGAACTTAAAACCAGATCCTCTATTAGCATGCCACTCTAAAACCTCAGGTTTATAGCGCCTATCTACAGG